CTGGTTATGACGTAAATCTGAATATAGCTCTTAAAAATTCTAATAAGTTAATGCAACTCCGTAAGGAGTTGAAAGCAGTTGGAGAAGCTCAAGTTAGATTTAATAAAGCAGCTAGTGAAGGTAATGGAATAGCAGTTGCTACATTTAATAAACTAAATAAACAACTTTTAAGAGCAAAGGGGTTATTAGATAAAGCTGCGTATGGTACGGATAGTTTTAAAAGAGCAGCAAGGGCATTAGTAAATGTAGAGAGAGAACATAATCATCAATTAAAAGAAAAAGAAAAGTTACTTAATAAGTTGAGAATGGAATCAGATCCTATGTTTCAGCTTAAACAGCAAAGAAAACAGCAGATCAGAGAGAATATACGTCAGTTAAGAGCATCAAGATTTACAAATGTTAACCCTAATCGTCCTGCTGTTGTTGGGGATTATGGTCAGACAGGAGGAAGGATAGGGCCTGCACAACCATTAAATAATTCTCAAGGAGGTTTTTTAGCTTTTAATGAAATTGCTAAGAAATTAGATGGTACTAATTTAAAAAATTTAAAACAAAATACAAAGACAGCATCAATATTAAGTCAACAGGCAACAAGAGCAGCTTTTGAAGGTCTGCCTTTTGGCGTAAGAGGTGGACAAATAGGTCCAGGTGCTGCTCCTCCATCTTCTACTTTCTTTAACAAGATGGGTTTTGGTAAAAATGCACAAGGCGGTCCTTTTGCCATGCCAGGTGGAGCGATGGGAAGGTTAAAAGGTGGTGCTGGTAGTGCCATGATTGGTGGTGGTTTTCCTTTCTTATTTGGAGCTGGTGGTCTTAGTGCAATCATGGGTGCTGGTGCAGGTGCGATTGGTGGAGCATTAGCACCAGGTGGAGGATTTGCTCTTTCTATCGCTGCTACTGCTGCTGCTGCTCAAATTGAAGATGCAATAAAATTTAGAAAAGAATTAAAAATAGTAAATGCACAATTACAAGCTGTTGGTAATAGTTCAATTTTTTCAAGACAAGAAATAAAGAATTTTGCTAAAGAATTAAACATAACGAAAGAGGAAGCAACACAATTAATAGATAGTTTTGTTCCTCGATTTAATACAGAGGAAACAAAGGCTTTGGTAAATGTTTTTGGCAAAGATGGGGTAGGAAAATTTGATGAAATAGCTGGTGCGTCTGATGCTCCAAAATTAATAAATGAAATAGTAAAAGCTAGAGATATTATTGGACAGAAAAAATCAGATGAATTATTAGCAGATTTAAAAACTAAAACTAATCTTCAAGTTCAGTTAAAGTTAACAAAAGAAATTGGAGAAGCTAACAGAAGAAGGCTTTTAGATACTTTAAAATTTAATACAAAGATTGATGGTAAAGCATTTAAAAAGATTATTGAAGAGGGTGATAACTTACAAAATTTCATAAAACAACTCGATCCAAATAGTGAATTAGGAAAGTTGTTCCAAAAGGCAGATCCCGATAAACTTGCTGATGCTAATTTATATAGTCAGCTTGCAAGAGCTTTTGGTTCAGGCGGAGTTAAATTTATGAAAGAGATTGAGCCTTTGTTCCGCAAAGAGTTTTTTGATTTTATAAAGCCTCTCGATGATTCTATTGCAAAAACACAACAACTTACAGAATTTACAAAAGAATATATTTTACAATTACAAGAGTTTGAAGAATTTAAAGCACCTGTAGATGAAATAGAAAAATTATCGAGAGCAACAAGAGTAGTTCTTGATGTAAGTAAAGAATTGAAAACAAGTTTTGCAGAATCTTTTAAAGGAATTGTTAAAGGAACAATGACAGTTACCGATGCCTTTAGAAATATGTTGAACAGAATTGGTGATTACTTTTTGGATCTTGCTGCACAAGTTATGGCTGCTGGTATTCAAAAATCTTTCTTAGGCTTGTTTCAGAATATGTTTAATGTTCAGATGCCATCTCCTATGGCAGAAGGAGGTCGAGTTACGGGTGGTAAGCCATATATAGTTGGAGAACGAGGGCCAGAATTATTTAGTCCAGGAGTGAGTGGTAATATTACACCGAACCATGAATTAGGTGGATCAACAAATATCGTAGTAAATGTAGATGCTTCTGGTTCTAACGTAGAAGGAGATGAAGATAGAGGAAAAGAGCTTGGTCGTCTTATATCAGTTGCAGTACAATCTGAAATAATACAACAACAAAGGCCAGGAGGATTACTTGCATAATGGCTACTTTTCCCTCAATAAAACCTAAATACGGCCAACAGAAAAGATCAGCACCATTAACTCGCACTATCCGCTTTGCTGACGGCTACGAACATCGTATAAATTTCGGACTTGCACAGCATCAGAATCCAAAAGTTTTTAATCTTACTTATGAAGTTTCAGAGACAGAGGCAGATCAAATTGAAGCATTTTTAGATTCTAGAGCAAATGATAATGATAGCTTTGATCTTCCTGTTGATTATTTACCTGGTGAAGATAGTTCTAAATTTAAGTTTGTTTGCGAGGCATGGAGTAAGTCGATACCATTTAAAAATAGAGCAACTATTCAAGCAACTTTTAGACAAGTATTTGAACCAGCATAATGTCAGTAAATTCAGCAGTATTCAGTGATTTACAATCAATAAACCCATCGTCAATTATTGAGTTATTCACTCTTCAGTTAAATACTGCGTTACATGGTGCTAATACAATTTACAGATTTCATGCTGGTAGTAATTTAAACGCCAACGGCAAAATAGTATGGGCTGGTAATGAGTATCTTAGATTTCCAATACAGGCATCAGGTTTTGCTTTTCAAAAAGGGCAGTTGCCAAGACCAAAAATAATTATAAGCAATGCTACAGGATTAATTTCATCAATACTTTTGTCGGTTAATGAGACAACAACTGGTAATGACTTAACAGGAGCTACGGTTACAAGAATAAGAACACTAGCTAAATTTATTGATGCTGTAAATTTTCCAGGAAATACAAATCCACTCGGAACTCCTGATTCAAGTGCAGAGTTCCCTAAAGAAATATATGCGATAGATCGTAAAGCAACAGAAACAAGAGAGGTCGTTGAATTTGAATTAGCTGCTCCCACAGATTTAGCAGGTGTAAGAATACCCAAGCGTCAGTGTACTAGAGCTATATTTCCTTCTATTGGCACGTTTATTCAATGACTTGGAAATATAAAGCATTACTTCATGCACAACGAGAAGATCCGAAGGAATCTTGTGGCCTACTGTTAAATATAAAAGGTAAAGAGCGTTATTATCCTTGCCGTAATCTTTCTATGACAGAACATCAATGTTTCATTATTGACCCAGAAGATTACGTAAAGGCAGACAACACAGGAGAGATAGTAGGTGTAGTTCATAGTCACCCCATCACCCCACCTGATCCTAGTCAGGCAGATAAAATTAGTTGCGAAGATAGCAATTTACCTTGGTACATTGTTAACCCAAAAACAGAAAAGTGGGCGTATCTAGAACCATGTGGGTATAAGCCACCATTACTGGGTCGTCAATGGGTTTGGGGTATAACAGACTGCTGGAGTTTAGTAAGAGATTGGTATAAGGAAGAAAAGAATATTGAACTTAGAGATTGGGAAAGACCCACAACACTGGAAGAATTTAATAACAAACCTCTGTTTGAAGCCTGCGCTTGGAGAACTAACTTTAGAGAACTTAGACCTGACGAAAAACTAGAAGATGGAGATGTTTTACTTATGAGCATTTTGCACCCGACTTTAAATCATGTAGCATTATTTTTTGAAGGAGATGTTATTCACCATTTAACCGATAGACTATCTTGTAGAGAGCCTTACTCTGAATGGCTGTTAAAATGTACAGGAAAGAGGTATCGCTATGCTTCGTAAAGTAAAGCTATATGGAGAGTTAGCTAATTTTGTCGGACACAAAGAGTTCGAGGTGCAGGTTAGTAATGTAGCTCAAGCTGTTAGTTTTTTAATCCATAACTTTGAAGGACTAGAAGCTTATATGAGTCCAAAATATTATCAGGTAAAAGTAGGTAATGAAAACATTGGTACAGATGAGTTAGATTATCCTGTAGGTCAACAAGATATTCATTTTATTCCAGTTATAGCTGGTGCAGGTAGAGGTGGTTTTGGCAAAATATTACTAGGAGCACTTTTAATAACAGGAGCAGTAATGGCAGGAGGAGGATTTGGTGCTTTGAAAATGTTTGGAGGAGAAGGTCTAGTTTTTGCAGGAGGTAAGTTTGGTTCTGTTTTGGGAAGTATGGCGATGAATTTAGGGGTAGGTTTAACAATAATGGGTGTAAGTGAAATTCTGTTTCCGCTACCAGAACCACAAAAATTTAGTTCGGAAGAAGATCCGCAGTTATCTTTTAATTTTAGTGGAGTACAAAATACATCAAGAGCAGGTACTCCCGTTCCAATAGTTTATGGTGAAATAATTACAGGAAGTGTTGTAATAAGTGCAGCGATTGACACTAATCAGGTTGAAGCATGACAGACGAAACTAAACTTATTAGGGGATCTGGAGGTCCACCAAAACCACCCCCACCTCCATATCGTGCTCCTGATACTTTACACAGTAGAAGTTTTGCTACTGTTCAAGATTTAATTTCTGAAGGAGAGATAGAAGGTTTTGCCAGTGCATCAAAGGCAGAGCTTAATAAAGGAACTACTGATTATCAAAATGCGAGTTTAAAAGATGTGTTTCTTGACGACACTCCAATACTCGATGCAAATGCTTCAAACAGTAATCCTGCTGATGCTGATTTTAATTTCCAAGATGTAACTTTTAAATCTAAGTTTGGAACGTCAAACCAAACTGCAATGAGTGGTATTCCTGCGGAAAGCAGATCGCCTACTGGTGTTGGAGTAACTGTAACTACATCTGCTCCTGTTACTAGGCAAATTACAAATACAGATGTAGATGCTGTAATTGTTACTTTAACTTGGCCTCAAATCCAGATTTTAGAAGATGATGGAGATGTAAGAGGAGATACTGTTGCGTATAAAATACAAATTCAGCATGACTCAGGTGGTTTTGTAGATAGAATAAGCACTTCTGTTAGCGGTAGAACTGGTGATGCGTATGCTAGAGATCACAGGATTGAATTAACCAGTGGTTTTACAACTGTAGACGTAAGAGTAGTTAGAATTACAGCAGATAGTTCAAGTGAACAGAGAGTAAATGCTTTTCAGTTTACAAGCTTTCAAGAAGTTATAGATAACAGTTCTACTTACGCTAATAGTGCTTATGTTGCTCTTCGTTTAGATAGTAAACAGTTTAATCGTATTCCTACAAGAAAATACAGAATTAGAGGAATAAAAGTAAGGATTCCAGGAGCAGGAGCTAATAATTCTGGTACGCCTACCGTTGATATTCAAACAGGCAGAATACAATATCCTCCTAACTATATATTTAATGGAGTAATGGGTGCTGCTGTTTACACCAACTGCCCTTCAATGTGCTTACTCGACCTTCTCACAAACACGAGGTACGGTCTGGGAGATCACGTTACTGATAGTAATTTAGATTTATTTAGTTTTGTAGCTGCCAGTAAATATGCTAATGAGTTGGTCGATGATGGAACAGGATCAGGAACTAAAGAAGCTAGATTCAGTTGTAATGTAAATATTCAGAGTCCTAAAGAAGCATTTGCAGCAATAAATGAATTATCTGGTGTGATGAGATGTATGCCTATTTGGTCTGCTGGTTCAATTACAATAGCTCAAGATAAAGAAACATCACCAAGTTATTTATTTAATTTAGCCAACGTAGGCGAAGGAGGTTTTGCATACTCAGGAAGCAGCTTAAAAACTAGACATAGCGTTGTCTCTGTCAGTTACTTCAACATGGATTCAAAGGAAGTGGATTTTGAAGTCGTGGAAGATAGCACCGCCATAAGTAAGCTAGGCACAATTATTAAGCAAGTAAAAGCATTTGCGTGTACCTCCCGTAACCAGGCTGCGAGATTGGGCCGTGCAATCCTATTCGCTGAACAAAATGAGTCTGAAACAGTTACATTCTCAACTTCGATAGACGCAGGAATTGTTGTACGACCTGGCTCTGTAATAGCAATAAACGATCCAGTAAGAGCAGGTGCTAGAAGGGGTGGTCGTATTTTATCTGCAACAACCACTGAAATAACTATTGATGCTGCTGAACAAACAACTTTACCCGACCCAAACGATAATCCAACTA